GAGCTGGCGTTCCGGGGCGCGGCCAAGTCCACCAGGGCCGAGGAGTACCTCGCGATCCGGGGCCTTTTCGGCCGATTCGAGAATTGTATCCTGGTCGGTGCCAGTTACCCGCTGGCGTGCGAGCGCCTAGGGGCCATCAAGCACGAATTGGACACCAACGAGAACATCGAGATCGTGTTCGGGAACCAGAAGGGAGCGGTGTGGAACGAGAACCGCATCGTGCTCCCCAACGGTAAGTTGATCCAGGCGGTAGGCAGGGGTCAAGCTGTTCGCGGCACGAAGCACAACAACTACCGGCCCGACGAGTGCCTTCTTGACGACATCGAGGACGAGGAGAGCATAGGGACACCGGAGGCGCGGACGAAGACCGAGCGGTGGCTGATGCGCACGCTCCTTCCCGCCCTTGCTCCGAAGGCGCGCATTCGCGTGCTCGCCAACATGCTCGATACCGACTGCCTCGCCGTCCGGCTTGAAAAGTCGGGGAGTTGGAAGGTAAAGAAGTATCCGATTGAGTATGTCGGTGCCGACGGCACGCGGCAAGCCACCTGGGCCGACCGCTTCCCTCTGCCATGGATCGACGCGAAGAAAGAACAGTATGTAAGGACGGGGATGCTGAATGAGTACATGCAGGAGTACATGGTGGAGGCGGTGGACCCTTCGACTCGTGTTTTCACAAGTTCTATGCTCCGTGTTGATCCACAGGTTCGCACCTGGCAACCGACGTATGCTTTCTATGATCCAGCGCGAACGGTTAAAGATACTTCGGCGCATACTGGCAAAGTAGTGTTCAGTTGGATCGCCAACCGATTAATCGTGTGGGAAGGGGATGGACAGCTATGGATGCCGGATCAGATAATCAACGATATTTTCAAGACGAACGAGGAATACGGCCCGATCCACATAGGGGTGGAACAAGACGGATTGAACGAGTTCCTGCTTCAGCCCCTTCGCGCCGAGATGACCCGCCGATCCGATTTAATCCCGATCAAACCGTACAAAGCACCTGTGAACAAGAGAGCGTTTATCCGATCACTCCAGCCGTTTTTCGTCAGTGGAGAGATAACCTTTGCGAAGGAGCTGCCCGTCTTATCGCAGCAACTCCTATCCTTTCCAACAGGCCGGATAGATGTCCCTAACGCTTTGGCCTACGCCCTACGTATGCGACCCGGACTCCCCATATATGATAACTTCTCCGCCCACCACGTCCGCCCCATCCGCCCGTCTAGAGGTAGTGCAGCCTATTTGGCGGTTAACGCTACCAGACAGTACACAACCGGTGTACTTGTCCAGGTCACCAACGGGGCACTGCATGTTCTCGGTTCATGGTGCCGTGAGGGTGACCCCGGTCTGGTGCTTGCCGAGCTTGTCGCTGCGGCGCGACTGGCTGCCGGGTCCACATTGACGTGCTACGCCCCAAAGGAGCATTGGAATGCCTATGACGGGATTGGGCTGCGCAGTGCGGCGAATAAGGTGCCTGTGCGGCTTAGTATGGGCGGCGAAGTTGTCGCCGGGCGAGCCGATCTTCGCGGGCGCATGGAGCGGACCGTTCACAACGCGCCCGCCCTCGCTGTGGCCCCCTCGGCGGGATGGGTACTCAACGCCTTCGCGGGTGGTTACGCCCGATCTGTTCCCACCGGCAAGCCCATCGAAGGTGACGCCGACGAAGGCATCTATCGCACCATGATGGAGGGCCTGGAGGCGTTCGCCGCCACCCTTGCGCAGTTGTCCGATATGGACGACACGCCGCCGAACTACGCCGTAGACGCCCAAGGGCGTCGCTATCTTACCGCAATGCCGAGGTACCGATGATCGATCAAATTCTCGCTGAACGCGAAAAAACGCATGGCACCTTCGAGATGCACGCCAAGATCACCCAAGAGTTGAAAGCTGTTATGTACGGGGCGGCTAAATTTGGCGGCAATGCCCGGATGTTATCTCCTACGCAAGCCGAAGCTCTTGACATGATTGCTCACAAGATCGGCCGCATCCTCGCCGGCGACCCTAACCACATCGATCATTGGCTTGACCTAAGTGGCTATGCTACACTGGTAGTGAAAGAGCTGGAAGCGCATGGCAAAAAAGACCCCGCCTAAAGACGACGAAGCACCGGATCGGAACGAGGAGCTGCTGGGCAACGAGGAGCTCGAGGATGACGTGCGCGAGTTCGCCACGGCGGCATCGAAGGCGTTTGAAGATCAATGGGAGCGGGGTAACGACCAAATTGACTACTGGCGTCTCTATGATTGCAATCTTGGCCCCAAGCAGGGCTATGCAGGAAACGCTCAAATCTTTGTCCCGATTATCAAAGAAGCTGTTGACGCGAGAAGAACACGATTCGTTAACCAAATCTTTCCCCGATCTCAACGAAATATCGAGTGCATAAGCAGCGACGAAAAACCCCAGGACGTGATGGCGCTTGTCGAGCACTATATTCGCAAGTGCAGGCTACAGACGCAAGTAATGCCCGCCCTGTTCAAAAATGGGGACGTGGAGGGGCAATATAATATTTACGCGGGGTGGCGAAACTCGAAGCGATACGTCACTTATCGTAAGCCCGCAAAAGTCGAAGTTGCCGATGGCGAGGAGATTGAAGATATAGATGGTGAGGAGGAAGTAGATACCGAGGAGATCGAGCATCAAGAGCCGACCGTCGAGGTGCTATCCGACGTGGATGTGGCGGTGTGGCCGCCGACATCCAACTCCGTCGATGAGGCGATCGAGAACGGCGGTGGTGTTGCCATCATGCGTCGCTGGACGAAAGGGCGTATAGAGCGCGCCATTCGCGAGAAGGAGATCGACAAGGCGGCCGGTGAGGACATTATCAAGGAGCTGCAAGAGTTCAAGCGCGACCCGCAGACGCCGGACGTGATTAAGGCGCATGTGGATGCGGCGGGCATTTCGATGGGAGAGGGCGGGAAAGTCCTGAATCTCTACGAAATGTGGGTACTTCTTGAACTGGACGAGGGGCATCGCCTGTGCCGTGCTTATTTTGCCGGCGGTAAAGGAGATCGGATACTTTCTATAAAGAGATGTCCTTACTGGAACGATAAGTGCCCGCTGCTTTCCGCCCCTGTTGATAAGATTGCTAACGTATTTAAGGGGCAATCCAAACTTCAACCGGTCGAGCGCCTACAGATAGCAGCTAACGACGCAATAAATAAGGCCGACGATAGTTCGTCCTATTCCCTTCTCCCCATTGTCATGACCGACCCTGCCAAGAACCCGCGCGTCGGCTCGATGGTGATGAACCTTGCCGCTATTTGGGAAACTAATCCGAAGGATACGCAATTTGCGCAATTTCCGGCCTTGTGGAAAGACGGATTACAGATTGTCGCGGCCTACAAGACCGAAATATTTCAGGCTCTTTCCGTATCGCCTGCGATTATGCCGCAATCAAGCGGCGGTAAATCCAAGCGAAATCAAGCCGAAATCGCGGCTGAACAGCAGATTGATGTACTCACGACGGCTGATGTTTGCACCACTATGGAGCTTGAGATACTTACCCAACTGGTTAGGCGGTTTGTAGATTACGACTATCAGTACCGCAAAAAGGAGGTTACCGTACACCAGTACGGGCAGATGGGCGTGCGGGCAAATATGCAGAAAATACCGCCGATACAGTCCGACCGGCGCTTCGAGTTCAAATGGTATGGAGTGGAGGCCGCCCGGAATGCTCAGATGCTCCAGATGCGCATCGCGGGCATGAACGTGCTTAACGGGATACCGCCCGATAAATACCCCGGCTATACGATGAATATGGTACCTATTATAGAAGCTTTCGTCGAGGAGACTTACGGCGTTCGCGTAGCGCCACAAATCTTTCAGGATTTGAAGTCTAAGCTGTCGATAGAAGCCGAGATGGAGAACAGCCTGCTTGTAGACGGCCTGGCGCTGCCGGTCCACGCGCTCGACGATGACAAGAAGCATTTGCAAGAGCACCAGAAGGTGCTAAAAGACGGCGACCCGACTGGCGCGATCCGCGAGCATATGATGCTGCACACCACGCAGATGTCGAAGAAGATGCAGATGCAGCAAGCCGCGATGGCGCAAATGCAACGCGGACAGCCGGGTGCGCCTGGGGGTGCCGGGCCCGGCGTCGCAGGCACCCCAAGGCAGGGTGCGGCTCCAGGAGTGCCGCGCGGGGGCCAGCAGCCGCCTGGCGCCGTCCATCAGGACCGGATACCAGAAGGAGCTCCCCGCCGATGAAAAAGCTTCTTATCGCAGTACTTCTCGCTTCAAGCCCGGCGCTTGCCGACCCGGACACGCTTGGGGTCAACCCCTGCACTTCTGCGCTCGCAAATTCGTGCATTTTGAAAACGACTGGGGGTCAGCTATTTGATTTCAATGTGTTTGTAACGACAGCTTCGTACGTTATGCTCGTTGATTCGGCTACAGTTCCTGGTAGCGGTACAGTAAACCCTGTAAAGTCTTACGCAGTAGCTCTTAACAGCGATAAAACCATATCCTGGATACCGGACGCTATAACTTTTTTTAACGGTATTACCCTTCTTTGCTCGTCTGCGGTGCCGCCCACATATACCCCGGCTACAACGTGCTTATTTTCGGGAGAAACGCGGTGAAAGCCTTTGACGACCTAGAGTCACTGCTCGCTGTCCTCGCGAATCCGAAAGCCGCGCGCGATTGGCTGGAGCAAGCTCGAGCTTCGGAGAAGCGCCTGGAGAGCTTTGTCGCCGCCGAGGCGTCGGCGCATGAGGCCCTGGAAGCTACAAAAGAGGCTCAACGGCAGCTTGACGGGCAGCGGTCTGCTTTTGCCTCCCAGCAGGCGACCGCGCAGCTACAAGCGAATAAGTGGGTCGAGATTACGAACGCCAAGGAGAAGGAGTTAGCGGATCGGGAAGCGGCGGTAGCAGCGCGGGAGAAGGCGGCAAATGCGGCGCAACGCGATAATTCGGCGGCCCGAGACGACCTCCTCAACCGGGTGAATGCCCTGAACAAGCGCGAGGCGGCGTTGAAGGGCCAGGAAGACGCCTACGCGGCCAAGATGGCGAAACTTCGCGAGCTGGTCCCCCATGCCTAACACTTGTACCGATAGCGCGAATAATTTTAGTGCTACGCAGGTGATGGTAGATACGTCGGGTACTACTCTTTTGATCGCCGCGAGAAAGAGTAGAAGCGGGTTTATGATTACCATTGAAGATACAGGGTCTAATAACCTCTACTATTCTTCTAATTCGCCGGTTGTAGCAGGAACGGCTGGATTTGTACTAGCAGGCGCAGGTAATGGAGTAATAATACCTTATAATGGGGCCATGTATGGTATGACTCCTACTGGGACTAAGACTGTTACGGTAGAGGAGATATACTAATGGCCTTAGTAGTCTTTACTAAGTTCTATGCGGCGGGAGGTACACCTACGCCTCCCCCGCCCGCACAAACCGGATTTTTGCACGGCGGTCAATACATGATACTGTCGCCGACGCGGATGGTGGTGAACTTTGGTAGGTCTTGGAACTCGAACTAATGGCGCAATACACAAATCTCGTTGACGCCTGGAACGGCGCCACACAGCCACCCACGGGGGTCACTGGCTCACCCTTGCTTGGTGGCGACACCGCAGCGCAGAAACTCGCCAAGGTGCAGGCATGGACGGTGACGGGCGCGGTGCCGACCACGCTTTATTCAACTGGAGCGCAGCTTGCGAACTGCATCAACTATGCAGAGTTCAAAGCGCTTACGGCCGCACAACAGGCGAACTTGTTGGCTCTCTGCAATAATCCAGGTCCGTTACTTGGTGGTAGCGCGAACACTGCTTTTCTCGTTGACGGCATGATCTTGGATTATTTCACGAACAAGAGCGGTCCGACGATCCTGGCTCTTACGGCACTCGCGCAAGCTACCGTGCAGCCGTGGTGGCAATACGCGGGCTATACCTCACAGATCGGGCTTCAAGACGTGCAGGTAGCGGGGCTTTCATGACTGTTTATACCGAAAAATGGAATGGCGTAATCGGTGGCTCGTCCGGGTGGCAAGCGCTGTTCGGGACTGAAATCAATACTACGATTGCCAACACGAATTCGATCCTCAGTAGTGTCGCCATTGTCAACGGCACCAACGCCGATATTTTCTTCGATATTTCGTACATCGCGGGCGGGACGGTTACAACCACAGCCGCAGGCTATCTCGGATTTTACCTTTTCCCGCTGCTATCAGATGGCAGCACTTACGGTGACGGCGATTGGAGTTCAGCCACGGCTGGTCAGCCCGGCGGGAACTACTTCCTCGATAACATGCAATTCACGCTGTTCGGAGCGGGGACCAAGCTATCCGGCGGGCTCCTGCGCTTGGTGATGCCGCCTGGTACATGGAAGGCCGTCCTCACCAACCTATCCACGGCTTCGCTCTACAACGGGACCAACACCTGCGATTATCGCATCTATGATCGGGGCATTGGATGATCCGGCGCCCGGCCAAGTGGGATATCCTATCGACGCGCCGTCGTGAGAACACTAACGGTCAGAATAATCTCACGATAATTGGGGCGCCTCCTGTTGTTAGCGGAGTAACAGGAAACGCATTAAGTTTTAATGGAAGCACCCAATATCTGCAGAATGGCTCTCCGTTAAATAATATTCCGACTGGTTCAAGTCCTATAACTGTATCGTTTTGGATGAACCAAATAACGAGAACGAACAATGTAAATTCAGCAATAGTTGACATTTCTGCAGGGGGAAACACAGCCTGTTTTGCTGTACAAATGGCCCAAGTGAGTGGTGCGGTATATCTGTTTAGTAATAATAATACAAATAACATAATCATTACCGGGGCGCAAATACCATCTCTAGGTGTTTGGCATCATATCGCATTTGCATTCAACGGTGGTAATGCGTGGGCTTATTACCTAGATGGCGCACTAACAGCGTCAGGAACATTTGGAGCGGCTATAAATACAAATGCGACCGCTGGGTTGCTTATAGGTAGAAGGCTGGAGACTTTAGCATCTGGATTTGCAAACGCTATTATAGATGATGTGCGTATTTACAGTCGCGCTCTTTCCCCTGGTGAAATAAATACGATATACAACCAAACGCTCGCCGCCGCAAATCAGCCGGAAGGCGAGTTGCCGATGTTATTTTATCCAGTTGGAGGCGCGACGTTTAACCCAGCATGGGCGATGAATGCGAATTGGCTCAACGGAGCCTCGCAGAACATCACCTTCACGCTCGTAAGCGCGACGACGGGCGCAGCATTGACCAGCGCGACGTTCACCTCGCTGGCGTGGGTCACGAAGGACAACACGCAAGCGGGGTTTGCAGGCACCTTCACGACGCTTGGTAATGGGCAGTACAACTACGCTCCAACGCAAGCCGAGACAAACTGTACCGACTTCGGCCTGTTGGTTACAGTGTCCGGCGCCATCCCGGTCAATCTCGACTTCCACACGGACCTTGCCACCCCGCTCACCGGAGCTCAGATCGCGACGGCCGTCTGGACGGACACCACGGCGGGGGATTTCACTACGGCCTTGAGCGTTGGTAAGTCCGTGATGAACGGCGTCTCGCTCGGAACTGGCCTTACGATTAACGGTTACACCGGAAACACGCCGCAGACCGGTGACAGTTACGCGCGCATCGGCGCAGCGGGCGCAAGTCTTACGGCCATCACCGGCGTCACGCTTGCTGCTTCGCAGCCTGGGGTCACTATCCCAACTGTTACCACGGTAACTAATCAACTCACGGCAGCCGCTATCGCTACGGGGGTTTGGCAAGACGCGACATCAGGCGATTTCACTGTTGCGTCGTCGATTGGAAAGAGCTTGTTCACTTCAGGTGCAGTTCCTGGCGCGTCTGGCGGCTTGTTCATTGCCGGCAGTAATGCGGCCACGACCGTCAACTTTACCGGCAATCTGTCGGGCTCGGTCGGGTCGATCTCCGGGGTTACGTTCC